TGCTAATGCTAAACATGATTATAAATCAGTAACTCATGTCGATGGCACCGCTCGAGTCCAGCTCGTTGAAAAAGATTGTAGTTCTATACTAAGACCAATATTGGAAGAATGGTATGAACTAACAGGATGTCCTATGCTTCTCAACACGAGTTTAAATATTAAAGGCCAACCTATCGTTGATAATTGGTCTGATGCAACGGAGTTTGAAAAAGAATATAATGTCAAAGTCTTCTAAATATATATTAGCAGGTGGATGTAGTTTTACTAACGAAAACTTTAAAAGCCCGTGGCATCCAGAAATGGATTTTAGTTATGATAAATGGCCAACAATACTTGGAGATGAATTAAATTTACTTGTAAAAAATCTTGGTGCGAATGGATTAGATAACACACAAATATATCATAGAGTTGCTACAGATATTATAGAAAATCACGATAAAATAGAACTAGTAGTAATTGGATGGAGTCAACACACTAGGTTTATGGTTTACGATAATCATGACCACCATCCTAGTCTTTACATAAAACATTTAGATAAGCACAAAGAAACTGCATCTAATTTTACTAAATCTGCCATAGAATACTACCGTTGGATAGAAGATAATAATTATCTAAATGAAATTACTATAGAAGTTTTATTTAATAGAATCTATCTTATTCAAAAGCTTTGCGATAACTTTGGAATTAAACATCTTCAAGCTTCTCTTTGCGGTCAGTTTAATGACAGAACAATAATGAATGCTGATTCGCATATGGATATCATAAACGCCAAAAGCTTTAGTAAAGTACGCCGAAAAAACATGATTGGTTGGCCGTTTTCTAAGCTGTTAGGAGGATTTGAATATGATCACACAGATAAAGTACACTGGGTGAGTGATATTGATAAGCATCCAAATAAAAAAGGACACGAAGAAATTGCTAAACTTTATTACGACAAATATAAAAAAATCTATCTATAAATTAAAATTTAAGTACTACAGTTTTAAGTACAGAAACAAAAAAACAACAAAAAACGAGTACATATATGAAGAAGATTGAGTGTAATATAATTGCAACATATTTTTCACATTATGTTTATGGTTGACAGATACTAAAAAGTATGTTATATATAACTAGTAAACGTTGAAGCAACGTGGACACATACTGGACCTGGGGGCGGTACCCAGCGACTCCACCAAAAAGGTACTATTATGAAAACATATGAAACATTTGAAAATGTTAACGGCATGAAAGGTTGTTTGAAAAAACCAATTATAGTTCATGCTAAGCAAATCAATGAAGATTTCAGAGTTGATACTTTAGAGGGTAATTACAAGCAAGGAAAAGCAGGTGATTATCTTATGAAAGGTATTGACGGAGAACTTTATATTTGTGATAAAGATATTTTTGAAAAAACATATGATTTTGTTTAGTATCTTTTTGATGGGGTCGAAATAGGATCGACAGGTGTGAAAGTGAAAGTGGAGTTTACCGGATGACTGCGTTATTGGTCAAAATTTCTAAATGCAAACGCAAATAGAGCGCCAGAAATGGCAATTGCAGCCTAATTAGGTATGCGGGGTCCGGTAGAACCTAGCAACAGAATCTACCCGTCATGACCCTCATGTTATTGGGTTTCGGGTATGGGCTCCACCCTTAACGGGCCCACTTATTTTTTTTACAGAGGAACTAAAAAATGACTAAAATTTTATCAGCTACAGCAGCACTATTGATGACTGCAACAATTGCTTCGGCAGAAGACTTTGCTATCGCAGGCCAAACGGTTTCTGTCGGTGGTGAATTTGATATGAACTACACAACAGGTACAGAAGTATGGGCACTTGAATTTGAGCCAACTGCAGGTTTCGCAGCATATGGTGCAGATTTTGAAGTCTCAACTACGATTGATCTTCTAGGTTTGAACGATGCAAGCGCTGATACATTCCAAGGTCTAGAGTTCGAAGCAGGTTACACATTGGGTAACGGACTCCGTGCGTACGGCGAAGTGGCAACTGATAAAGATCTTGAGTTTGGAGATCTTACTGCTGGCATGACATTCGCGTTTTAAGTTAACTGCTAATATCATAGACTAGTTTTTGTGCCGGTCAATTAAAAGGAGCTTCGGCTCCTTTTTTTTATTATAAATAAAATTACAGCACAAATATAGAAGGCATACATTATGACCAATAAATTGAAACAACTCACTTGGGCTCATCATCAAGCTGCCGAACGAAGAAAATTTGCTAAACAGCTAATTAGTGGTGGAATCGATCCTTTTGTATATTACAAATTTCTAAATTGCCAATATCTCGTGTATAAATCACTAGAAGATAAAGTTATCATTCCTCCAAACCTTACGACAATTTATAGAGCACCACGCATCTTAAAGGATATTGAAGAGCTTGGTGAAATATACGGCTTTGATGATATTGATCATTATCCTGCGTCGGTTGGAAGATGCTTAGGGCATATAGAACAATTATACGAATCTGGTGACAACGATGGGCTTTTAGCCCATATGTACGTGCGCCACTTTGGTGAATTGCATGGCGGTCAGATAATTAAAAGTAAAACACCTGGAAGTGGTGTTATGTATGAGTTTGAAGGCGATACTAAAATACTTATTGAAGAGTTTAGAAAACTGCTTCATGATGGAATGGAACAAGAAGCAAAACTGTGCTTCGACTTTGCATCAGAACTTTTCGACGAACTGTCAAATATTAGTTGACACAAACCACACACTGTTATATAATGTATACAAATCAATAAAAACATAGGAGACTTACTATGCGAGCAGCTATTCAAGAAAATTCACTTGACAAAACTAACGAGCCAGATCCTATTGAAATTAAAGATATGAAAAAGGCAGTACGTATGCTACGAAGCGAAACTGCTAGAAAACGACGAAAAGAACTCAAGCAAGTACGCGAAGTTAAGCTTATGAATGAATGGGCGCGTGCACGCAGAGAAAGACGCAAATCAAAATGATATCAAGAACACTAGATGTTCAAGAAGATCCTCTTACCGGGGATCTTTTTATAGAAATACCTGATGACATTCTAAAAGCAGCAAACCTCACAGAAGGTGATACTATTGATTGGGTAAAAAATGGTGATAATTCTTGGATATTAAGGAAAGCCAATGACACATCCATTGTGGAAACGACTAAATGATTATTCGGATAGTATAGCAAGAAAATTCAACGATAACTTCATAGAATATCACGAACATAACATGGAAGGCCTGAATTTCAAAGATTGGTCTGATAGATTCTGGGCTTCCGACACGGTTTACAAAGCACATTTAAAAACGATTAATCCTAAAGATGGTAAAGGATTATGGTTGATGCATGTAAATGTGTTTCCTCACGAGGGCGTTGAACTACCGATTCTTGGGTTTGACATTGTAGCTGGACCAAAAAAGATTACAGGATCCTTTATGGATTTCAGTCCACTCCATGGCTACAACCATCCTTATAATAATTATATGGAACAGGCTGTAAAGAACTTAGAATGGAACAAGCCCCGCGAATTACCAGAGTGGGCTAAGGAAATATTTTCTCCAAGCATGATTGCCGTTGGTAATTTGCGCGATGATCACGAATTAGACCAGTTTATGGAAGTAACAAATGATTTAGTAAACCATTATTTAGATAATATTGATACATATGCAATAGAATCTACACGAGACACACTTCCTATTATTAATAAGTATTGCGCAAATCAAAAACTTAATCCGCATCTTCATAGATCTATTTTAGCTATGGGCATATCCGAAAAGGATAAAAATGCTTACATAAACGATGTTTTATTTGAAGAAAGGCTTGAAAGTAGTTGACAGTTAACGGATGTTGTGATATAGTTAATTTAAGCCAAGATGCAGAAACAGTTACATTTGGTCAACACTCTTTTAGGGTGTCCATAACTTATTGTACTAACTGCGGCGCAGTAAAAGCAACCTCAAACATAAAGGAAGCAGATAATGACAAACGCGATTATTACGGAAAAGGCAGGTAAGACGCTTAAAGCAGAGTACTTCGAAGTACCTAATGGTGCTGGATGCCGGTTTTTTATTAATGAAGAATTTATCCAAGAAGAAATTTATGAAGGTAAGTCAATTCATTGGGCAGAGAGTGCTGCTCAAAACTGGCTTAGTGGGGTTAAATCTTTAAATGGATAAAACACAAGATCAGATAATTAATCCGAGAACACCGGAAAGGGTTCATCACGATATATCACATATGCTATCACGAGGCGTTAACTACATTGACGCACTTGTTGAGTACGCGTACAAAAATGATCTTGAGATTGAAGCAGTAGCCGATATCGTAAAAAAGTCTTCAATTCTTAAAGAAAAGGTAAGAACCGAGGCTGTGAAAATGAAAATGGTGATAAAAGAAGATGATAAAGACATCACAGAGCTTTGCTAACGAGGAATCGTATAATTGTTATGTAAAGTATCTCGCTATGAAAAAGCACTTTACAACAGACGGTTATGACTATCACAAATATCGTGGAAAAATTAGAGCATCATTTGACACATATCGTACGCGCAACGATGTTTTCTTTTTTCATAAACTTGCACAAAAGGAAGATCCAGAAAAGTTATTAATGGCTAATATGATAGTCAAACCTAAAATCTGGATTAGAGAAATCGTTGAGCAAGATGGCGAAGATCGTTACAACGAATGGGTTAAAAAAAGAGATTCGCTTACACGTGTTGTAAAAGATGATCTTAATAACCTGCGAGATGTATATCAAGATAATTTTGTAGCGGTCAATGGACAACATCCTGCGATCATTACATCTTATATACAAAAACAAATCACCTTAGAAACGTTTACTATACTTACACATCAAGCCAAAATATTTGATTATTGGCGTGATAATGTGGTTGACAAAATAGTAGCAGGTGATATAATAAGACTATCAAAGAAGTATTATCCCTTTCTTGATATAGATCAGAAAAAATTTAAAAATGTTATTCGTGATTATTTTTTCTGATATAAATAGATGGTCGGCAGGTTCGACACATACATCGCAATATAAACAATCGCTATACAAAGCAAAAACTAGGAGATATAAACCATGACTATGGATTTTAATGCACTCAAGAAGAACCGTTCATCTTCTCTAAACAAATTGAACTCTCAGCTCGAGAAAATTTCTCAAAAGAGCTATGCAGATCCCAACGAAGGTAAAATGTGGAAACCACAACGCGACAAAGCGGGGAATGGTTTCGCAATTATTCGTTTCCTACCAGCAGCCCAAGGTGAAGAAATGCCATTTACGCGCATTTGGGATCACGGTTTCCAAGGTCCAACCGGTCTATGGTACATCGAAAACTCTCTCACTACAATTAACCAAGATGATCCAGTTTCTGAGTATAACTCTAAACTCTGGAATTCAGGTCTAGACTCGGATAAAGAGTTGGCTCGTAAACAAAAGCGTCGTCTTAAATACGTTGCTAATATCTTGGTAATTAAAGACTCGGCTAATCCAGAAAACGATGGTAAAGTCTTTATGTATTCGTTTGGTAAGAAAATCTTTGACAAACTAAACGATTTGATGAATCCACAGTTCGAAGATGAAACACCAGTAAATCCCTTTGATTTTTGGGAAGGTGCAAACTTCCGTTTGAAAATTCGTCAGTTTGAAGGTTATCCAAATTATGATAAATCTGAGTTTGATAGCCCATCGCCAATCGCAGATACTGATGAAGAGATTGAAGCTATCTGGAATAAACAACACAAACTTCAAGAGTTGGTTGATCCAAAGAACTTTAAGCCATATGCAGAGTTGAAAGCAAAGTTGTATCGAGTACTTGCACTCGACGAAGATGCATCAACACCATCTACTGCTATGGATGAAGACGATGATGATCTTGATCTTTCAGGCTTTAACAACAAAACAGCGCCTGAGCCTACATTGAAAGAAGCTATGCCTGAGTCGCAGCCTTCTTCTATGTCTATGGATGACGATGATGATGATCTTTCGATCTTTAAGGAACTAGCGAATGGCTAATAAAGTCTATGAAGAAGTTCTAGACTTTGATTTCGGCTTCAGCTTTATTGATAAAGAGCTTCAAGAAAAAGAAGCTGAAGCCGAACAAAAAATTCAAGAAGTCAGTAGCGAAAAGCAATCTCTTGAGGATCAACTCAACGATGCTAAAGTAGCTGCTGACGACCTTGAGTATAGGTTAGAACTACTATACAAATCTATTGTTCCGTTCTTAAACAATCTTTGTAACAATCCAGATAAATCAACAATTTATTGGCCCGATAGAGTTTCTAAAATCGAATCTTATCGGGACAAGCTACTTTCAATCGTAGAAGGAAAATAATATGAGTCTATTAGACAAACTTGTGAAAAACAGCACTATTAAAATGACGGCACCGCTATTAGATTCGAAAGTGTATGGTAAAAAAGATATGGCGCCAACTCAGGTTCCAATGGTAAATGTAGCGTTATCTGGTCGCATTGATGGTGGATTAACACCGGGACTGCTCGTTTTGGCCGGTCCATCTAAGCACTTTAAATCTGCGTTTGCTTTGCTTATGGCTGGTGCTTATATGCAACGAAACCCAGATGCGGTATTGCTATTTTACGATGCAGAATTTGGTACGCCTCAGGCATATTTTGAGTCATTTGGTATTGATATGGATCGTGTTGTTCATACACCTATTACGAATGTAGAAGAACTTAAGTTTGATATTTCACAACAACTTGATAAAATCGAAAAGGGCGATAAAGTTTGTATCGTCATTGATTCCGTCGGTAACCTTGCGTCAAAGAAAGAAGTACAAGATTCGCTTGATGGTAAATCAGTAGCAGATATGTCACGCGCTAAAGCTCTTAAATCTCTATTCCGCATCGTAACGCCACACCTCAATCTTAAAGATATCCCATTAATTGCGGTTAACCATACCTATCAAGAAATTGGATTGTTTCCAAAGGCTGTTGTATCAGGTGGCACAGGCATTTACTACTCAGCTGATGCAATTTGGATTATTGGTCGCCAGCAAGACAAAGTTGGCCAAGAAATCAAAGGTTATCACTTTGTTATTAATATTGAAAAATCTCGTCATGTGCGTGAAAAATCAAAAATCCCAATTAGTGTAAGTTACGACGGCGGTATTGTTAAATGGTCTGGACTTATGGATGTTGCCGAAGGCGGCGGTTATCTGCGTAAACCTAAAGTCGGTTGGTACGAAGCAGTTAATCCAGAAACCGGTGAAATTCTCAACGAAAAGCTAATGCGTGCTAAAGAAGTTAACGACAACAAAGAGTTTTGGTTGATGATGTTTGAAAAAACAAACCTTGGTCAATACATCCGCGACAAGTTTACTATTGGCGCATCTGGTGCTATTATGCGCGATGACGAAACTACAGAAGAGCTAGATGAGTTGCTCGACGATGAAGTTGTTGACGATTAATAGGTTGACAGTATCCACTTTATGGATTATATTATAATTAATATTACAAGTGGCGGCTTTTTAGTCGCCACTATATTAACATTCAGCTTCAGGATTTATAATGATAGAAACAACAGTTCTCTCGAACTTAGTATTTAACGAAGACTATTTCAGAAAAGTATATCCTTACATTAAAAAAGATTACTTCGAAGACAATAATATTAAAAAGGTGTTTGAAACTTACTCATCGTATGTTGATGAATACCGCGAACCTCCATCTATCGAAGTGTTGAAACTTACGCTTGATAAAAGTAAGGATATGAATGAAGATACTTACAAAAAGGTGTTGGAAACTGTTGACACACTTAAACGAGATCCAGACACAGACCAAGATTGGTTAGTAGCAGAAACAGAAAAATTTTGCCAAGATCGCGATTTATATAACGCGATTAGAAAAGCAATCTTGGTTGTAGATGGATCTGATAAAGAATTTAGCAAGGACGGCTTGCCATCGTTACTTCAAGACTCTCTTGCTATTAGTTTTGACACGAGTGTTGGCCACGATTTTCTTGAAGATTACGAATCGCGTTATGATTTTTATCACAAGAAAGAAGAACGCATTCCTTTTGATATTGATTTGTTAAATAAAATCACCAAAGGTGGTCTCCCTAGAAAATCAATGACTGTTTTGCTAGCCACAACTGGCGGTGGTAAATCATTAGTAAAATGTCATATGGCAGCAAACGCTATGATGGCTGGTAAAAATGTTGTATACATTACTATGGAAATGGCTGAAGAACGCATTTCAGAACGTATTGATGCTAATCTACTTAATGTTACTATTGACGAAGTATCTGAAATGCCTAGAGATGTATATGACAAGAGAATGAATCGTATCAAAGGTAAAGCCACTGGTAAGCTCGTAGTTAAAGAATTTCCCACTGGTTCTGCTCATGTTGGTCATTTTAGACACCTGCTTACAGAACTTCGCATGAAGAAAAACTTTAAGCCAGATATTATTATGATTGACTATCTAAACATTTGCGCATCTGCCCGTGTAAAAGGTGCCGCAGCTGCTAATTCATATACATTAGTTAAGTCTATTGCAGAAGAAGTACGCGGCCTCGCAATGGAATATAACTGTGCGGTTGTAACATCGTCTCAATTTAATAGAGATGGCTATGGCAATACCGATGTTGATCTTACAAATACTTCTGAGTCTATGGGTATTACTCACACAGCCGACTGTATCCTTGGCCTTATTACAACAGAAGAATTAGATAGCCTAGGGCAACTCATGCTAAAGCAACTTAAAAACCGTTGGGGTGACCTAAGTAAGTATCGCCGATTTGTTGTTGGAATTGACAGGTCTAAAATGCAAATTTACGATCTTGAAGATAGCGCTCAGCGAGGTATTACACAAGGACAATCCGTTGCTAACACGGCGCCAAGACCTTCTGTATCCTTTACTGACGATAGTCCAGTGTTTGACAAAGGTGCAATTGGTAAAACCAGCAAAAAAAGCTTATACGGCGTAGGAGAGATAACATGAGTTATGTAGTAAAAGCATCTATAACCATGAAGGGTACGTTTGATGTTATTCAAACAGATTCTAACGTCCGTATTGAATTATCGCTAAGCAAAAAAATAGCAAACTCAGTTGCCAGAAAGCTTAACCTTGGTGGCGGGTTTGCTTATAGCCATGTCCCTATATTTTTTGCAAACCAAAACAAACAGAATTGCTTATCGTATAAATAATCTTATAATTTTTTATTAAGGAATACAGAGTGTTTAGCTTTAAAGGATTCATAACCGAAATGGCAAATACTGACAGCGCAGACGTAAACGAAATTCAATTAGGATATTTTTTATCTAACGATTGGAAAAACTTTGTAGGTAAAAGCGACGCGCAAACACAGTTAGCTGCAAAAAGACGTAAAGTTGGTGATGACGAGTATAATGTCCAAACCCAACGGGCAAAAACTATGGCTGATGAGGTACTAGCGTGGGCAAGAGCTAACGGCTATGTAGGACCCGTTGTTAAAGTTTGGTGGACAGCTAGACCCGGCATTCTCGCATCTGCGGTAGGTCGAGAAGTTGATAGCAGAAAAAATCCAACAGATGTTCTTATTCAATTTAAAGATAAACAATTTTTAGGATTGTCCGCAAAGTCAACTAAGACACAGGGTGATATTGGATTTAAAAATCCTGGTCTTGGAACTATTGAAAAAAGCCTCGGAAAAATGCCAACGTACGCGCAAAACGCAGTAAACCAACTTATGAAAAAGCACGGTGATTTGAGTAACTCTGCAGCTAGTAGAAAAAAACAAATCAGAGCAAACGCGTCTATAAAACAAGATGCTGAAGAGTTGGGTACCAAAGTACTTAATCAGATTAGAGACGACCTATATGGTAAGCTGTCTAAGATGAAACAACAAGATCTAATGCAATATATACTTGACGATTGGATGGATGCAAAGGCTGTATATCCAAGATATATTAAAATTACAGGCATGAGATCAGGTGCTAAAATTGAAGACCCGCTGGCTAATAGTAAAATAGCAGCGCTTACATCTGAAAAAATTACATTNTCTAAANTTGGAAACGACAGTGTTGGTATTCAAGCNGGTNAAAAACGTATTATGAAAATGCGCGCAAAATATGAATCTCAAAAGCTTGGATCAACAATCAAATTTTCTG